ATTCCCTTCTTTAGTGTTTCCACGGGTATAAATTGATCCTCTAAATCTACTACGGCTATATTTGCATAACCAGCTATAATCCTTCTACCATCTTCTGATTTGTTGATTATATTTAGATTTCCTCTTAGATCCATATGGAATTTATTTTTAATTGTGTCATCCTCTTCACGTAAATCTGATATTATTTCTAATAGTATATCCTTTAACTTATCCTTTGTTTCACTCTTTGCTCCAGGATGATGTTTCTTCCATATGCTATTACATATAGCTGCAGCTTGCTTTGGATCATCAGTAGTACCTTCATTTATAACGAATGGTATACATCTACTTATGAAATCGTTTTTAGTTTCTCCTTCCTTAGGTTTAGGCATCTTATACCACCAATGAGTTTATTATTAGAGCGGTTACTATAGTTACGATGATAGATATTGTTCCAGATAGCCCAGCTATCTTTATTTGAGTGTTTGTTAATTTAGCATTAACTTTATCTATCTTTTTTTCTATTCTTCTGGATTGTTCCTTCATTTCCTTTATTTCTTTGTTCATATCCTCAAGAGCTCTGAGAGCATAACCTCTCCATTCAGCTTGCTTTATATCCATATCATTATATTCTTCATTTGACATCTATATCACTTAATATTGCAAGTACTCCTGAAATCCCGTCAAAGACTAATGGAATACATACCATTCTATATACTTTGCCAGTTAGATGACTATTAAAGGTATTGGTATGTACTTTTCTTGTTTCTAAAGTTTCTTGTATAGGACATATTTTACATGATCCTAAGATGGATTTACAAAACGGTGAATCCTTTAAACTTTTGTTCATGTGAAGATTTTTATATCCTATTTCTGCAAATCTTTTTTCTGTTTCCTTATTAATGTAAAGTAATTTGTGATCTCTACTAACAACCGTTGCTGGTGATTCTATATTATCCAGTATGAAGGTAACTAAATCCCATACTTTACCGTGCTCATCTTTCTCTATCTCTTCCGCTAGTTCTTTCGTTAGTCTTTTCAAATTTGATAAATCAGTCATGTTTCTATAGTATTATTACATTATAACATAAATTTCTTATCACTTAGTTAATATTCTACAAGCTGCGTCTGTATTAAGAACTCCAACCCCAAATCTCATTTTAGCAACCACATCTAATAAATCATGTACTGGATCTTTGAATTTGCCTATATTAATATCTTCTCTCATAGCTATTACGGCATAATTATAAGAATCAAATACTAAACCAGTATAGTGATTTGATGAATCTGTACCGTCCCACATAGCAGTACCGGTTCCATCCGTATCTGCATCCAGGATGCTAATGTTTAATCCCAAGAATGAATTATTTCCTGCAGCTATCTCTGGCATATTAGTTTCGTCCATAAGATAACCGTAACCATTAGGCTCTAATAGAACAGAATCTGCTTTCCATCCCTTTGAGTCTACAGCTGCCTTTGCTAATCCTATATCATATGTACCAATATGAGATCCATTTGGATCAACATCTGATGTTCCGGTTACTGAATCTAACATAGTTGTTATGGCTTGCTGATTTAGTTTATTTTCTAATTTAGCACCAGCTTTCTTTAATTCTAATTCCACCACATCAAATTCACTATCTTCTATTAGCTCATTTGTTATAGGAATTCTAACTGCCGCTTTCTTTATATCTATGTCAGTCTTAGACCATTGTATTCCATCAATATTAATTGATGCACCCTCTGCTACATAACTAGCGTAAGATCCAGATGGTGATGATCCATAAGTAACCCTACAAGTATCACTTACTGTATTTATAATTGGAATTACTTTTCTTGCCGCTTCTCTAGCTTTTGCTCCTTCAACTATTGCTCCTATTACTTCTCTGACTACTAGATCAGTTTCTCCAGTTTCACTTAATAGAAGTTGTTTTTCTTCCTTATTGAAATGATTGATAAACGAATCATTGTCCATTAGACTACGTCTCCTACTGTTTCCAGCACAAGAGTATTCTAGAAGTTTTGTTAGTTTACTCATTTTAAATCTCTCTTTCTATATATACATAAAACATATATTTAACATTATGATCGGTCTTCCGTATAGCCTATTATGGAAGCCTTCATAGAGATGAATTGACTCATATCATCTCTTATAATTATTTTTAATTTATCTTCATTTTCTGATTTAAGAACTTCTGGTTCAATATATTTAAAGTCAGTTGTCATTATTGTATTAGTTCCATCTGAATATATATTAGTTATATCATTGTTAGCTGCTGATAAAGTATCAGCTAAATTATTTATTACCCAAGATGCTGTAATTTCTTTATCCTGTATTCTTTGAAATAACCAACCATTTGGAAGAGTTGCTCCAAGAATTTTATCGTAAGATAAATTTCCTACTGATGCATTGGCTAAACTAGCATCATATGCATCTACATAGGTAACTCTTAGTCCATTAACATACAACCAAGTTTCTTTATCGGGTTCTATTTTGTATTCTAGTGCAGAACTTGGACTTGCTGTTATATATACATCATCAATCCAAACATCTGGAGGTGAACCTGGACCGATATCAATAACTTTAAATCTTAATGCGTTTACATCAGTTGCAGATTCAATCTCTAAATCTGATAATGGAATTATGAATTTATGCCATATATTGAAGATTGTTTCATTAATATAATCTCCTATATCAACATAATTTCCTCTATATGTAGATTCTCCAGTATCATATGCTTGAACTCTTATATTTTGATTATCTGAATCCCAGTCAGTTATATATATCCAACCCTGTAATGCACTATAGTCAGACATACTAGAATATCCAACTGCTTCAAATTGGCATTCATCATTATTACCTCCACCATTAGTACAGGTTAATGAATATGTTCCATTATGGACATGTTCAGTATCATCATCTTCCCATTGGTTGTCAGATACATTACTGAAAGTCCAATAAGAGTTTTCACCATTATATATATTAAGTGTATTAGAACCAGTAGCAGCTATTTGTGCCATTTCTGATCCATATGTTGAATTAGTAAACAAATCAACCTTTGAGTAAAATTCTTTTAAAGGTCTTGTTGCTACTACAAGGGCTTGATCTTCACCCTCTTTATCATCTATATATGCTTTCCTCTTGTTACGAGGATCCGTAATATTAGCATCTACAGACATTTATTACTCATGGAAGTAGAAGTCTAATGTTCCTTCTAACTTAAGACCCGATGCTCCAGGATTAGAATATAGGCATAAAGTATTATTTTTAGGTAATATAATATCTTGGTCAAAATTGAATGATTTGGATGAGCCACCGGATGCTACATATAATCTTTCTAATATTCTTCCTTTTGTGATTCCAGTAACTTGATTTCCATATCTACAAGTTACATCAGCTTCTTTACCTGATCCAGCATTTAGATTTACTGGAGTTCCAGAAGATCCTCCTAATGCAGTTCCAGTATCCCCGATGGTAACTTCTACATATTGATGATTATCACCATCATTAGGAAAGTTTGACCATATAGTTAATCCTTCAAACATTAAATTATAATTATAATTATTCTTTATATATAAAAATGGATTACTTAATCCAGAAACATTAGCTATCTGGAAAGTCATATTATAACAGGTTTGATGATTCACGTTTGCGTGATGTTCCTCACTTTGAGTGATACAACTAGTTAAAAGATAATTCTCATCATCTACAGCAACTATATATCCTCTACCCTTACCATCTTCTATTTTCATTATTCTACCTCTCTATAATAAAGACCAACGCCTATCCAATTTGCTGCAGTATTGTTATCTACATAGAAAGTACAAACTTGATTTGTACCTATTATTAAATTGCTACAAGGACACCAATCTTCCCATGGTTGACTTGCAACTGAATAGATACTAGCTACTGTTGATCCACCTGATAATCCAGTTATATTTGTTCCTTTGTAAAAATCACCGACTGCTGTCTTATTAGAATTGGTATTTCTATTTACAGGAGTTATTGTAGTAGTTCCTCCTGGTGTTCCAGCATCCTTTAATTTTATTGTCATAGTTGTGTTAGTAGTGGTGCATCTATGTCTTACTCTAACAATTACAAGTTCTTTAGTATCGGATGTATTCTTAATATATCCTATACAATTACCACCAGTAGTGGCAGTTATATTACCAAATGATGTAGTATAAGATTCTTGTTTGAATAAATTAATAAAGAAGGAATTATCAAATTGGGAACCTACAATCCATAATCTATTATCATCATCTATTTTTGCTAGATAACCATCACCAGTTCCATCCCTAATCATATCTGGCATTTATTAAACCTCAATTTCTTCATTTTTAACTTCCTCATTACATATAATACTTAAATAAACATTCATTTTCTTTAATTCCTTTAGTATATCATTATTAAAAGCATAAGCTTCATTGGCTACCTTTAATGCTTCATATCCTACATTCAGTACATCTAGAGGATTATCCGAAGATATTACTCCATCTACATCTCCTAGAGATACCAATAAAGCGTAATTATTTCTATTACCTGATACTCCTACAGTACTGACATCCCTAAGTTCATCACCCGGTCTATCAAATCTGTGACCCCTAATAACATCTGACATTATTCGTCACCAATTATTCTCTCTTCTATATTTAGATCTCCACTATCATTTATATATCGTTCTGCATCCTCCAAGATGTCAGACTTCAATACTGGAGTTATTATCCCCTTAGGATTTTTATAGAGTTGAGAATACTTAATTCTATAAGCGTAAAGTGGAAAGCTCCAATTGTTCTCTCTCCATTCATCAGTTGTCATTTGATGTTCATCTTTGTAATCGTTGAATTCTGTCCAGTTATCTATTTTAAAGGGTTTCTCTAGTGTTATGTATCCATAAGCATATTCGTGATCAAACAATAATAATTTTTTGTTTGCAATATCTAGTTCTCTTAAGTTTAATACTAATGACTTAATACCATCATATACAAATTTAGTATGTTTTTGGGTTAGATATAAACCTGGATTATATCCCTCAAGAGCTTGTGGATCAAATTTATCCCAAGATTCTTCACATATAATTTTGGCTTCTTCCTCTGTGTAACCATTCTCTACTACAATAGGTAAAGCCCTTTTCATAAATTTTTCTTTTAAATCCATTTTAATCTAGTATTTTTTAACATAAATGTGAGCATGCCAGTGATCCCTTATAGTTCTAGTTTTAGTTCTTAGGTTTATATTACTTCCAAATATCTTTTTGGACCTATATAATATTCTTCCCCAACATTCACTAGTTATACTAGTTACATGTTCTCCTATAACCACCATTGGCTTATTACAACTTTTGCAATCCACAATAACGAATTCTGATTTTGGAATATCCTCAATGTTTTCTGGATAATGCAATTTTGTTAATATTTCCTTTTTGGTGAATATTCTGCATAATGGACAGCCCTTAATTCTTATTGGATTATCTACCACTATTAACTCACCAAGTATTTTACTGTTTTTCCTTCTTTTGTCTCCATCTCTAAATAGTCCCCAACTTCACAAGCTGAATTCCATTTACAATGTTGACACTCTTCTGGATAGTTCTTACATTTCTTTATGAAAGAACATATTACGGTGTTTGTCATATGTTGTCCTCCTTAATGATTATATGGTTTGGGTCCCTTCTCATCTATTCTTGTATTTTCACATGCTGGGAATAAACAAACTGCTGCTCCTATATATTCTATATTTTCAGCATATCGTTTATCATCTGATGGATCCCAATAATCCTCAGTAGTTAGTTCAACTGATAACCAATTAACTAATCCAGCATCTATTAATGCTATTGTATCCTTTGCAGCGTCAGTTATTGGAAATATATAAAGATCTCCCCTAACTGCACCATCTCTAAAGTAAGTATTCTTAACAAATCCTAATCTCTTAAGAGTTTCGTAAGAATGATCTAAGTTTAGATAGTTATCTGTCCAATTACCAGCTGACTCCCTTATAGCCTCTTCTGTATATACGACAGAAGTTCTACTTAATGAATCTGTAAATTCGCCCGGAGTCAATAATATAGTATCTTTATATACTCTAGCATCAGTGGACTTTGATAGTATCTTCTTGTTATAGTCAAATGGTATCATAGGATAATGTAGATGTCTATCCTTCATTTTCTTCTTCTTGTTGCTCATTCTCTTCCTCTTGTTCTGGTTCCTCCTCCTCTTCTTCTGGAGGAGTACTGTCTGATAAAACATCACCACCCTCTAATGGTGGGTAGCCAAACATAGCTCTAACTTCATTAATGGTGAATGGATGTTTTCCTTGAGGATAACCTCTAAGCAAATTTCCTAACCACTTAGATTTAACTGCTTCATCAGCATCTGTTACTGAGTTAAACCTTATTTTAACTGTATTAATATCAAAACCATTCTTTTCTAGAATTGGATTTATTAACTCATTTCTTATTTGAGTACCTATCTTCATTTGTATGGATCTTATAAACCTCTCATACATTACTTCTTTGATCTTAGCAGTGGCCTCAGTAGATCCCTTTCCTAAACCTAAAGCCTCTTCTGGACATAACATCCCTATAACTAATTGAGTTTGAAATAAGGATGAGTACTCCTCTACTCCTTGAACACCCTTCTCATCTATCGTATCTATATCAACTAAAGCGGGTACAATGAATTCATTAGTGGACGTTATATCCTCTAATTCAGTTTTAATTGCTGTGAATACTTCTGGAGGAGGCAATTCATCTACTGTACCTACCTTAACCACGTATTTACTTGTACCGTGCCTTATTATAGCATTAGCTAGAGCATCATCGGTATCCATCTTTCTATCTATTGTATTGACAGATGGTTGTATTAATGACATTCCATAAGGTGTAGTTGGATTTGAAAAGAATTTGATGTGCATAACATCTTCTGGTTTTAAGATGGTGCCTTGTAATTTTCCTTGTATCTTTTGTTGGTAACCCGTCACTACTCCATACTTATCATAATTTATAACCATAGTTGTTGGATCTATAGTCTTAAGAGCAGTTATATCTCCCTTAGATGTTTTAACTACCTCTATAAAAGAGTCACCATAAATTAAAGCGTAAATTACATTGTCCAATAATAATTCATCCATATTAAGGACATCTAAATATTTCTGTATAAATCTTCTTGCCTTTTCATCATCAGATGTAAGGTTATATCCCACCATTATAGCATTCCAGGAAGTAGTATTTATTGCAGCAAATACCGTATTTTCGGTATCATAATAATTCTTATACTGTTTAAGGACCTTTTCACTCCTTTCTGGAGCTGATCCTCCACCGCCTCCTTTACTATCCTTTCCCGTAGAAATAACGGTTTTAAATCTACCTTTTTCATCCAAATAGATAGATCTAGGTTTCTGTCTTAATTGTAATGGAAACCCATCTCTAATTCTACTATATATACCCATTAATTTATCCTCTTTATTTCTTCTTATTATTTTTCTCTATGTTCCCCTTTTTTGTTCCTGATAATAATATCTCAAGGGTAGAGACATTTCTTTTCTCAAAAGGTTCACTTCCAACAGTTATACTATACTCTGGATTCTCTAGATAATCCCTCACCAATATAGCTAATATATCTATAGCTCTCTTGATGTTATTTCCTCTAGCTACTATCTTTATGTCCTTTTCTTTACCTAAGGAATAAAAACAAGCTGATATGTATCTAGAAATGTCTTTGGAACCTATATATATTTCTTCCACTTCGACTCCTCCTCATATCTTTGTGATTCTATAATTTTTATTAACAGTAGGTGTTGGCCCAACATCTTTTTTTGTTACTATCATATCCTTAGCTTGATACCAATCAATCTTATGTTCTTCCTCTAATTCTTGGGAAGATTGTATAGCAAATGAGAGAGAATCTATTGTATCGTCATGAGATCCCCTTGGAAAGTATATCATCTCACTAGCCCAATCCTCTAGGGCTGGATTTAAATATACTCTACCGGTTTCAAAAAGAACCGATAAACGCTGAACCCTCGACATTCTATCGCTTACAATGGATGACTTGATTGGCACAATAGGTAAGGTTGTAGATTCTACCAGTTGGTCCACAATCATCTTTTGTTGAGCGGCTTGTTCTATTCCTATTTTATGAGGTTGCCACTTAGAGTCGAAAGATCTTATTAACTCGAATTGTCTAAACAATGATGCCTTTGTCCTCAATCCATCAAGGACATATATGTTCCCTTCATGTACTCCTATAACGGTTATTGTGAAGTAGTCAGTCTCTTCTCCTTTAGAGGACAGATCTACCCCCATATAGGTAGTAAATGGTTGAGGGATCATCTTATATTTGTTCATTGCATGTTCTACCCACTCTCTCTGTATGGGCGAGTCTTCGTGAGACACGATTTCATTTTGATACTGCATTTGGAAGCTTAAGCTCCCCATTCCAGCTTTTCTGACCATAAGTTCATCGTATGTCCATTGTTCTGGCCATAAGACTTCCTTATTGTCTTCATCAAGTATCGCCTTATAAGTTCTGGATTCGAAGTTATCTAATTTTTGTAGATAGCTATGAATATCAGCTTCATGCCATCTAGTTCCTATAGATATTATCTGACCGTCAGGTTCTAACATAGGTGTTAAGGTTGAGTTATACCAATCAACTAAATCTCTTCTCCTATGTTCAGTCCTTGAATTGTTTTGATCAGTTATATCATCTAATACTATAATGTCATAGTGGCCTCCTACCATTGAAGCAGTAACTCCTGCAACTGAGAAGGTAGGTTCTTTATGAGCTTTACCCCCCTTTCCAGACCTTAATACCCTAAGGGAAGATCTAGACCAATCAGTAAAGCCTTTTTGTTGGCCGAATATTTCAATTAATTTCTCATTTCTTTCCAGTGCTATTTGCACTAGAGTCATCATTTCGTTAGCCTTATCTTGGTTTATTGTAACTGTTAGTATCCTTATATTAGGATCTCTAACAATCCTCCAAGTTAAATAAGAGCTAACCAGTACGGTTTTACCGTGTCCTCTCGGTGCCAGTAAAGATGCATATTGGCTGTTCTCAAATAGATTTATCCATTCTTGATGAAACCATTCACACTTCAAACCCAAGACTTCTTTCATAAAAGCTACAGGGTCTAGTGAATATTTCAGTGCATCCATATCATTTTGTGTCATAGCGAATCAAAAAATTAAAACATGATACATATCTAAAAATAGTTTCTACTGGATATAAGCCTTAGAAGCTTAATCCGATGGACCATGAGAGTCCGAATGCTAGTTTGGCTAAGAATAGAATACCGAAAAATGGTAAAATCCATTTTGAAGCATCATTAAGCCACTTATCTAGATCCATATTATCCTTTTTCCTCATATTATCTAATAATAACATAAACATTTAATGTTTAACATACCATTTGGTTCAGATTATTGTTCAACGATTGTTATAGGATTCAGCGGTTTCGCCCGTATCAAAGAACCATGGGCATGGTTTATGTCATCATAGGATTCAACGAGTTCACGTTCGTATTTCAACGGACATTTTGGATTCGTCATAAGTCTAATCTATTATTTCACCAGTCTTATTATCTATCTTTACTATCTCTTCATCGTTTTTATGTTTGAGGTAGTTTGATGCTGCATGTAGTATAGCTACTATGATAGGAACATAGATAGCATACTTTTCTGGAATATCTTCATTCTCCAGAAAATCTATAGCATATAGTAAAGTAACTGGAATCAAAGTCATCCCTAGTCCAGTGAGAAATTTCTTAATAGTTTTCTTAATATCATAAGTAGAATTAACTACTTCTGTATAATTAGCTACTGCCATTTCATCATCCCTCTTGTATCAGTAATTCTGATACTTTGTTTCTACATTTTGGACATAGCTGATTAGCGTAGTCCAACAGCATAAGCTTTATATTGTTCTCCTTCTTCATATTGATATTATAAATGTTAGATTGTTGTCTTTGACCATATTGTTGTAAAGATATAAAATTCTTTCTCTGAGTCTCTAAGCTATCTCTAACTTCCTTTAGAGCTTTGAGTTTATCAGTTATATTATCAGAATTTTTCGCCTCAGACAAAATACTTAAAGCCTCATCGTAGATAGCATCAGTCTTCTTTACTAAGTCTCTTACGGCTGATTTAAATTCATTAGTGAATTCATCTACGGGGTCTCCTCCATCCGCTATAACCTCCTCTAGCTTCTGTTTCTCTCTTGTATCTCTATATCTCATTATGGACATATTAGAGATCTTTTGAAGGTCCTTTATATCGGGATGGTTATCTTTAATTATAGAAGCAATTCTATGTAGTGCAACACCATTTTCTAAAAGTGAATCAACTTCGTTTTCTAATTCGTATTTTATTATCTTGTTAACTTTTGTCATAATATCAACACACAGTCTTTAATCTAATATAACGTTATAGAATAAAATAAGTATTAATGCCCTCCATCATTCCCGGCCTTAGCTTTGGCACTCCTTGCTTTACGATATCATCTTATAAATACTTATTGTAGAAAGGTTTAAATATATTCTCCCTCTCTCAATTATATTATATGTTGGCCCCTTTTTCCGTTATTGGAAAAATCCCTTCGAGAGAGCACCGATACCTTTATATACTACTTTATGTGAAATATAACTAGGAAACGTTATACTAGTGAGAAGCGTATATTGGTATTTGGGGGATCAGATTTAATCTGTCAGCACTGCTTTTTAGGCGAGGGACGTAAGGATTAAGGGTCCATTTGCTTTCCGTTATACCGTAGGTGGGATACTAAGCACATATATATATCTATCTATATACATTAAGGTTTGTTTATGTTACTTATATAAGACTATTAATATAATAGCCGATTTTATAATTGTAATTCTATTTAATTAGTTAGATATTAATACTAATTCGGCACATAAGATATTATTATTTAGTCAATCGGATAATAATGCAATCAGATTATTATAAGACTAATGGAATTTAATTAATATAACATATTTAAATATATATACAATTAAGTTTATATCAATATATTATTTTATTCTTATTATATTATTATTACTTATTACTATTCGATTTCAATCTGTTACATATAATTTTATTTTATCTATTTACCATAATATAAGATATATACTTTATATTTAGATATTAAACGATAAGATAAGATATAACGATTTTTCAATAGATATTAAGACTATTCTATAACGATATTTTACTATTGCATATTTGCCTACATATTTACTTACATAAAATCATTATATACTTACATTGAATTGATAGATTTATGTTTAAGATATTAGGCAATAAAGATATAGAATTTATCAATAATGATAAATTAACCTTATCAGATAAGATATATATATGGTAATATATATATTCTTATTCTTATTTTTTATTTAATTATTTGATTAATTAATCTATTAATTTAATTATTATAATCCTTTAATTATAATTATATTTATTATAACTAAATATTATTATTTAATATAAAGAATATTAATGTATTTTTATATTTTAATATGTTACATTAGATATTAATATCAATCTGTATCTTATAACATTTTTATTTATATATTCATATAATAGGATTTATTATTATTCAATCATTTAGATAATTACATTTGTTGCATTTTATTTTTATTCTTTTAACAATCGTTTCAAACATATATTTATATGTATATCCTATATAATAATAAATTGGTTTTAGTATTTAAAGAACCGAAATAGAGTATAACATTAACAGATGTTAATATTATTATTCAATAGTCAAATATTAATATTTTAGATTTTAAGTTATACTCTTATCTAAATGTAGATATATAGATAAATATATTTGTTTTTATCAATCATTATTATATTAATAATCAAATATCCCAATAGAGTAAAATGCTAATTTTAGTTTATATACTAAAGTTTTATTTTTAAATTTGGATACGGTTAAAGATGATAGGATTTAAGACAAACAAAATAAATTTATTTTTGCTATCAAATATAAATAGAAATAGCTATCAATTAACAATCGTTAATAATGGTTTATTTGGTAATATCCTTATTAATTATTTAATTAATTCTTTATCAGATTTATATTGTATTATAAATGCTATTAATTTTATAATACTTTATAATAAAATAAAAAAGCATTTAAAAAATATGCTTTAAAAAATAGGTGAAAATATGAAAACAAAAATATATAAATCGGAAAATAAAAACGCTGGTAACGTAAACAAAAAAATGTTTTTTATGTCAAAAGAAAATAAAAACAAAATATTAGATAGAATTGACTTAAATAAAAACATAACAATAAAAACCAATAGAAAAAAAGTTTTATCTAACTTAAAGTTATTTACTGATAAAGAAATAAACAATAAAAAACAATTAATCAATAAGATAAAAGAAAATAAAGATAAGGTAAATAATAAAGATAAAGATAAGCAAAAAGAAATAATTAAATCAGAAGATATAAAGTATAAATCATTTAATTATAATTCAAATAATCATAAGCATTTAATTAATTGTAATTATAATTTTATGAATAAAGAAAATAAAATTAGCCAATACATAATAGCTAAAGGTTATTGCCATTATTTACCCAATAAAACAGAATTAAATGCCATTGATAGCCAATTAAAAATTATAACTGTAAGAAATACCGATATAGGCATAACTGACAATTTAAACAATTTTAATAAACCAATTAATAATTATGGCTATCCTTTTAAAAGAAAAATATATAATGATACGATTAAAAATTCTAAAGATAAATTAGAATTAAGATTAAATCGTTTATATTATGGTAATGAATTAATTGATAATAAAGATAAATTAATTGAATTACATAAAGATAAAGAAATAATTACTTTATTGGGTAAAAAAATGATATCTAAAAAATATTTATCTGAGTATTTTATTTCTAAAATATATCGGGATTATTTATATTTTATAAACGATAATAAAACAAAGTTTAAATTTAATTACCATAAGATAAAGAATAAACAAAAAGTAATATCGGGAATAGAATTTTTAGAAATATTTAAAGATTTTATCAAAATTATAAAAACCAATAATAAAAATTACGAAAATACAAAATCTTTATTATTAAAGTCTTTAAATAAAAATGATAAGCTAAAAACCTTTATAGAAAATAATACTTTTTATGATAAGAATTTATATACTTTTAAAGAAAATTATATTAAAGTATATAAAATAATTAAAGGTAAAAAAGAATTAATTTATAATAAGACTTTAAATAAAGAAATGCTTAATCTATTTGATAAGTTTTTATCTTTATTGTTAAATAATAAAAGAATTTATCATAAAAATGGAATGTATAAGTTTAATTTAACCGTATTAAATAATTTAATTAAAGATATAGAATTAAATGGTATATTAAATTATACTTATGAGTTAAAAAGGTTAAACGGTTTAAAATTGGTTGATAATAATGCAATAAATAAAGATAAGGTTGATTATTGGCTAAAACAAAATATAACCTTATTAAAAAAATCTAAAGACTACAATATATTAAGTAAATCTTCAAAATATTGGATAGAAAAACAAAAAGATAAACAAAAACAATTAAATTATTGTAGAAATAGAATAAAAGAAATAAAACAATTACATAACCAATAAAAACCTTTTTTCTTTTTTTTTTTTGAAATATTTTTATTTGATTATTTTTATATTATCCAAATTTAGAAAAAATATAAGCTAATTAATTTTTAATTGGTATATAACCATTAGTTAATATAGTTTTTAGCTTTATGATAGCTTAAAACCATTCCTAAAGCATTTTATCAATAGGTTTTAAACATTTAATTTATATCTTTATTAATTAATTACTTTATATTGTTAATTATTCTTATCTTATAATTTATTAATTATTCTTTAAAACGCCGAAATGTTTATATATGATATTGCCAAAGTTTATATAGTTTTGGCAAATCTTTATATATGATTAGCCGATAAACAAATAGGTTGAAGAATTTTTAGGTTTAAGTTTATTAAACCAATTAATAAACCTTTTATTTAAACCTTTAAATCTTTAATTTATAATGGGATTAATTATAAGATTATTGGTTAATCGTTAATATATCCTATTATATAAATAAATATCAATAGTAATAGGTATTTTTGGTATTATTACCCAAATAGACTAATGACAATAACAGTAAAACAGTAATAACAATGTGCTTGAAATATAGCAACAGTTATTCGTAAGGATAATAGCAATAACTATATGGATACTTTAAAAGCCATTACCATATGTGCTTAAATATAGGTTATTATCCTTACTCTAAAACTCTCTAAGATCAATAACAATAATAAAAATATGAATAAATATATGATTAAATTTTAGAGTTACTTTTGTAACAGTTGTTTTATAATCCCAACTGTAAAAAGGACAATTAAAAAGGAGAGCTAATATATGGCTGAAATTACCAAACTTGGAAAAAGCCAAAATGGAAATGAAAAAGTTTCCATAGAAATTGGCACAATACAAGGCACATTAGGTAAGTCTTCAAAAGGCAATCCAACAATACGCTTAAATGGTAGCCACGTTGTAGACGGTAAAATATATTACCTAACTGGAAATCTTACCACAAAAGCATAGGTAAGATGTGCTTAAAAACAATCGGGATACTGTGAACAGAAATCCACATAGGTATTAATAGTAAAAGGTATCCCGAATTACGATTAAATGTTTTCACCTATCTTGAGTGCAATCACTCTATATATTCGTCAAAGTTTATATAGAGTTTAAAAGGAGAGATTAAGTAATGAATAACTTTAAAGTAATAGCATCAGTAAAAACAAAGGAAGAAGAAAAAGAACTTCTTAACATTATGGAAAATGTCCTTTGTGGTATTAGAATAAGAAGCCTTTAAATAGTGAGTAAAATGTGCAATCATAAAGAGTATAAAAAAGAATTCTACCTAATAGATTTGGGTTGGATTAGTTAAGGATAATCAAAAGGTTTTTCTATACATCGATGATGAGTAAAATGCAATATGAAATGTTGCTTAATTCCTATGATAAGCAAGGATATATCTATGAGTATCGTATGAATAAAAATGGCGATACAAAATTGGAATTTCAACATAGATATATATGGGAAAAAGCA